GCTTCGCGCGTGTGCGTGTGCGCCATTATCGCGCGTGCATGCGTCCGCTCGCGGGCATTATTGCGCGAGCGGGCACGAGCGCAGGCTCGCGCGATAATGTGCGGACTTTTGCCAATGATTCCAAGGGGTTGGCGGATTTTCAATGATTCCAAGGGTTTGCAAGATCCGGTGTACGGACACGAACTCGGTGTCGGTGCATGCTTCATGTCCGGTGCATGGTGGGACATGGGAGTACGGTGGCTTCGGGCGTGATCGTGTACGCGTCGCGCTACGTCCGCGCGAGGCAATTCCTTAATGATTACGATGACTTAGGGCCAATGGCACGATCTTTGCTACGCGCGCCCACCCGGCCGCGAACTGCTAGGTACGGGTCTTTTCTGGTCCCCTCTGGCCTTCGGTCGGACAGAATTTCGCCACCCCCACCACCCCGGCTCAATACCCCAGTTCCCACTACCCACCCGGCCTCTTCCCTGGTACCATACCGATCAACCGTGTCATCCTACAAGCCCGGTCGTCTAGTCACCACCATAGATTCCTCCCCAACCTGGGATCCTGATCACGAACCAAAGCCCAAATCCGAAGACCCAGCCGACAAGCCCGAAGTCAAAGCAATCCACAGCGAAACCTCCCGCGGCCACGGCAAGCCGCTACAGCGCGAGGGAGTTGTGGCCAACCCTATGCGCCGAACGGTCACCGATCGTGGCCGAGTCGCCATCGTTGCTCCACGCGAACTTGCACACGCGGCGCACAGGTCTGGAACAGGCACCTACGCCGATTCGCTTGTGTTCAACCATGGTTCCAGGCTATCGTACTTTCACGGCGATCCTGCTGATCTCCAGATTCACGGCATCGAATACCAGAACGAGGTTGCACTCATGGCGTATCGTGAAGAAATCATCAAGGGCCTTCCGCCACAGCCCGAAGGTGAAATCCGTCCTTCCCACCTACTCAATCCAAAGAGCCAGCTGCGATACCGATTCCTCACAGCAGTCGAACGCCTAGGCACGATCGCCCGTGCGTGCGAGGTGTGTGGACTCAGTAACTGGGATATTGAGAAGGCGAAGCACTCGGCGCCTGAGTTCGCACGAGCAGTCGATCAAGCGCGTTCGCTCTATGCCGCAACCATCCAGGAAGAGGCCTACCGGCGCGCGGTCCACGGTGTTGACGTTCCCATCGTCAGCCGCAACCGCGAGGGCAACCCGGAAGTCATCGGCACGCAGAAGGTCTACAGCGACGCACTCACCGCGCTGCTTCTCAAGGCCACGAATCCGGAGCAGTTCTCCACCCGAACGGTCAAGCATGAGGGTACGATCACTCATGGGCATATGCCCACCATCGATGCGAACAAACTCCGGGCACTGTCGTCCAGCGATCGTGACAAGTTCCGCGAACTGCTGATGAAGTTGCAGCCGGACAATATTCCGCCTCCGGAGATTGGTGAGCATGTGCCCGAGGTGGGTATACTCGATGTTCCTAGCACTGAGGAGGATGACAATGAGTAGTGGTCGCAAGCATCGACTCGTCGACTGTAATCCTCAATTCGTCAGCAATGGGAAGGGAACGATCACTCGTCGCATCCGGTTCGACTGTCCTGAGGGTCACGACAACTGTATTGTCTCCATCCCATTCACCCCGGCGCTGGATGGCACTCCGCAGTCGTCGGACCAGACGAACGGTGCCCAGTGGGATCGAGTGGGTGAGGACTTCGCCTCCATCACCTTCATGCCCAGCATTCGCAACATCCCACGCTGGCCGGACAAGGCGACGGCGCTGGCGGCCGGGGCCATCGAGGAGTATCTCGACGAAAGCTCGTTCTGTGCCCTGCACATCTTCATTCGTGACGGCAACATCGAATTCTGCGGAGATTCGAAATGAGTACGCTCGAGGAACTGATCGCAGGTCTGTCTGGCAATCCTGATCTACTCGACGATCTGGAAGCTACTCGTGCAGAAGACAAACTGATCAACTACACGGAGTACATGTGGTCGGTCCTCGAGCCTGGTCGTGTCATGAAGACAGGGTGGGCGCTCGGGGCCATCTGCGAGCACTTGCAAGCGGTGACCGCGGGGCAGATCACTCGGCTTCTGATCAACGTTCCGCCCGGGTGTATGAAGTCGCTGGAGACGAATGTCTTCTGGCCGTCGTGGGAGTGGGGGCCGAAGAACATGCCGCACCTTCGTCACATCGGTGCGAGCTACTCCGCACACTTGACGATTCGTGACAATCGACGCTGTCGCGAACTCTTGCTATCGGAGCGGTACCGGAAGCATTGGGGCGAGCGGGTGAAGCTGGTCGACGACCAGAACAACAAGATCAAGTTCGAGAACCTGAACCGCGGTTGGAAGTTCGCCACCTCGTTCGGTGGCGTGTCGACCGGTGAGCGTGGTGATCGTGTCGTTGTCGATGATCCGCACAGCGTGACGGAAGCCGAGTCGGATGTGAAGCGTGATGATGCGCTCCAGTGGTTCAGCGAATCGCTGCCGACACGTCTCAACGATCCAGACAAGTCGGCCATTGTGGTGATCATGCAGCGTGTGCATGAGCGCGATGTGGCTGGTCTGATTCTGCAGGAGGAACTCGGCTACGAGCATCTCTGCCTGCCGATGGAGTACGATCCCGAGCACCCGTGGGCAGGCATTGCTTCGAAGAACCGCAGCATGATTCACTTCATCGACCCGCGCCATGCTCGGTTCGAGGAGACCGGTGTGGTGGGCGAGCTGGTATGGCCGGAGCGATTCAGCAAGGAAGCTGTCGACGAGCTGAAGAAGAACCTTCGGTCGTGGGGCGGCACGTACGCCGAGGACGGTCAGCTCCAGCAGCAGCCATCACCTCGTGGTGGTGGTATGTTCAAGGAGAACGACTTCATCGAGGTTGAGCTTGCTCCGGCCGGTGGCCGCGAGTCGCGCGTGTGGGACCTTGCAGGATCGAAGGGCAAGCGTAGTCCGTACACGGCAGGTGTGAAGGGGAAGCGTGTCGACGGGAAGTTCTACGTTTCGCACGTGGTGCAGGAGCGATGGGATGCTGGCGAGCTCGAGCCGCAAATTCTCAAGATCGCAGAGGCCGACGGCAAGAAGGTGACCATCTGGCTTCCGCAGGATCCTGGACAGGCCGGCAAGGCCCAGCGTCGAGCGCTTGCTCGTCTGCTCGCAGGGTACGATGTTCGATTCTATCGCAACACCCAGGACAAGGAAACAGCTGCTCGCCCCTGGGCAGCTCAAGTTTCCGCAGGTAACGTGTTCCTGCTTCCTGGAAAGTGGCGGCGTCCATTCAAGACAGAACATGCGAAGTTCCCTGCCGGCCGATATAAGGATCAAGTTGACTGTTGCTCTGTGCTGTGCGATGTGCTGACTGCAAAGCAGGAATCGCTCGTGGCCGGTGGGCCCAGGGCGCTTGGTGACCGTAAGGATGTCGAAACCATGCTGGAACAGGACAGTTCTGGCAAATACTGATGGCGCTGTCCTGGTGTGATGGTGTAGGCTGATGCTAACTATGGCATCTCTTCTCAAGCGCATCGGCGCATACTTCCGCGCACCATCGGATCTCAAACGAATCGGTACACCCGCCGGAACGATGGGCGTCGTCGTTATGGAAGGGTGGGAGGAGACGAACGAAAAGAATCCCAAACTCAACGGTCAGCGGAAGTACACGACGTACGAAGAGCTGATTCGCAACGTCAGCATCATCGGCGCTGCTCTCCGCAACTATCTGACGATGGTCGCTTCGGTCGATTGGAAGATCGAGCCTAGCGACGAGTCGGCAGATGCGAAGGAGAAAGCCGAGATTGTCGACAGTGTGATCCACGGGATGAAGAAGCCGTGGTTCCGTGTCGTTCGCAGCATCGCTATGTTCACGTATGTGGGCAACAGTCTCCACGAGTGGGTGGCTGCACTGCGTGACGATGGCATCATTGTGTTCGAGGATATCTGCTCGCGACCGAGCAAGACCATCGAACGGTGGTTCGTCGATCCGGGTACGGCGCAGCTTCTTGGAGTTGTGCAGCGTGATCCTGGCGACGGCACCACGCGCTTCATCCCGCGCAAGAAACTGATCTACCTGGTGGACGACACCTTCACCGACAGCCCGCAGGGTGAGGGTCTCCTTCGCCACGTGTGCGTCGATGTCGATCGTCTGCGCCGGTATGAGCAGCTCGAGGGATACGGCTTCGAAACCGATCTTCGTGGTGTGCCGCTCGGGCGTGCCCCCATCGCCATGCTCAACAAGGCCGTGACTGATGGGAACATGACCGCAGAAGATCGAGACGCAGCACTCAAGGTCATGACCGACTTCGTATCGGGCCACATCCGTACACCGTCTCTCGGTCTGATGCTGGACAGTCTCACGTACACTGATCAGGGCGACAACATCACACCGTCGTCGAACAAGCAGTGGGATCTTGAACTGCTGAAGACTTCCAGCAACAGCCTGGCCGACAACGCACGTGCGATCGAGCGCATCATTACGCAGATTGCGCGCGTACTCAACGCCCAGCAGCTGCTCATGGGCGGAAGCAGCAAGGGCTCCTTTGCACTCGGCAAGGAGATCTACAAGGCGTTCGCCAAGTCCGTCGACAGCACACTCACCCAGCTTGCGGCCAGCATGCGAAGTGACTTGCTCGACCCGCTTTGGGAACTGAATGGTTGGGATCCGAAGGTCAAGCCGCGGCTGGTTCCCGAAGCTCTCCAGCTCGATGATCCTACCGATATCGCCACCGCGTTGCAGCTCATCAGCCAGGCCGGCGCCGTGGTAATGCCCGGCGACCCTGCGGTTGACGCTATGCGGCGTCTGATGCACCTACCAGCCGTTCCCGAGGCCCTGGTGGCCGCTGCCCTACAGCAGCACCAGGAGAGGGCACCTGGGACACGTGGGACAACCCAGGCGTCACAGCAACAAAATGAACCTGCCGAGAACAAGGGCAAGGTTGACGCTGAAACATCCGCCCTGTCCGCTAAGAAGGGTATCATTCTGAAGAGCTTCGTCAAGAAGGGTACCTGGTACCAGGAGGTGGTGTGATGGCGACAATCACAATCAGCGGTAAGGTGTGGACGGTTTACGAGAGCCTCGCAAACGCAGACGTGTACTTCGCTAGTCGGCCAGGCACCACGTGGTCAACGAAGTCGCACGTGGCTGGCGGGCTCTGTGAGCAGTCGCTCGTCACGTCGACGCGCTGGCTGAATCAACAGAAGTGGCTGGGTGCGAAGACGTCGTCGGTGCAAGCGCTGGCGTTCCCACGCACAGGCCTCACAGATGTCGAAGGAACTGCGATCGACTCTGCCACGATTCCAGACATCGTCCTCTGGGCGTACTACGAACTGGCCAACGCCATTGGTGATGATCCCACCATTCTCACAAACTCACTGGGCACAAAGAAGAACGTCAAGCGGGTGAAGGCTGGTCCTGCCGAGGTGGAGTTCTTCCGGGTGCTTGGCGGCACGCGTCTTCCGACGCAAGTCTACGACTGGATCGTCGGACTTCTGGAAAGCGGCACCACCAGCATCAATGGTCTTGCCAGTGGTGTTGATGGTGTCTCCAGCTTCGACGGCTCGCAAGACATCAACAACTTCGACATCGTGAGGTGATGAATGACGAAACTCTTCGGTGTCGATATTCAGGCAGAACTCGCAAATGCGATTCCGTCTGGAGACGCAGGATTTCCTGCAATTACTCTCACGCACAGCACGCCAGGCACCAGAACACCGGGTGTCCCCGACGGCGGCACCAACCCCGTTGTAGATAGCTACACCACCCGCGGCATCATTGCAGAGTACAAAAAGATGTTCGCAAATGGCCCCGACAAGTGGGTCATGACGACACACATGATTCTGCTAATTGCTAAGCCTTTGGCCGACTTAGGCGTCAAACCTCAGATGGGCGATAGGCTTACGCAGAACGGTGTGACATACGTCATCGTGCGTGAAACAGGCGACCCGGCAGAAGCACAGTGGACGTGCTACTGCGTAGGGGCCTGATACATAGCGCTTGCGCCCTCGGGCGACATATGTGTAAATGACGTCGTGGGCGAAAACACCGATCGATTCGAAGTCAGCTGTACGATCACGAAGACCGTTGGTCGCGTGGTCT